GCTACATTAGAACAGTTTCTTGCGCTATACGACTCTATGGTCGTTGGTGATCTGTCAAGCATCAAGACAGATTTCAAGAATGAAGTTATCAAGGATGGACCTCCTTGCTTACAGATACTAACCGAACAAGGAGTGAGCGATGGTTCCCGCAATAATGCTCTCTTCAATATCGGAGTATTCTATAGGAAGTCCAGTCCTGATAACTTCGCAGAATTAATTGAAGAGTATAATAGAGTCTATATCAATCCACCATTAAAGGCGGATGAGGTTATCTCTGTTATTAGACAGATTAGTCAGAGCGACAATGAGGGTGCACCAAAGTATATGTATCGATGTACTCAGCCACCGATTGAGTCTCTCTGTAATAAACGTTTATGTAAGAAAAGAAAATTTGGTGTGGGTGGCGATAATGATCGAGAGCATCCTGTATACGCTGATTTAAAAGTTTATAAGTCGGATCCACCAAGGTATTTTCTCAATGTTGATGACAGAAGAATAGAGATATCGAATACCGAAGACTTAATGAACCATCGTAAAATTATTCAAGCGTGTCTTGAACAATTAAACACAGGGATCATGAATATGAGCGCTGCGGAGTGGAATAGAACCTACTCAGAGTTATTTGAAAATATATCTATTGATTATCCTCCCGAAGAGGTGACCAAGAAAGGTGAGTTTAAAGAATTACTAGAAGAGTTTTGTTTACACCAAGGTGAAGCGTTAAGCTTTGATGATATCTTTTTAGGTAAGTCTTACTCGGAAGAGGGTTTTACTTATTTTGCTCTGAAAGATTTAATGGATCACTTAAAGAGAAATGATTTTAAAGAGTCTCGAGCGTGGGTAACCGTTAGGTTAAGAGAAGAGTATGATGCGGAAGACCTGATCAAGACAGTAAAAAATGTTAGAATTAGACTTTGGAAAATACAGGAATTAACTGTAGAGCAACCAGAGTTAGATATTCCTAATATGGAAAAAGAAATAAAAGAAGAGGAGATACCGTTTTGATAAAAGTATTATTTGGAAATAGCTTTGAGAAAGTAAAAGAACTAGAAGATAACTCCATTGATTGTGTTATTTCTTCTCCTCCCTACTTTGGTTTAAGAGATTACGGCAATGAAAATCAAATGGGTTTAGAAAATCATTATAAAGATTATATTCAAAACACGGTTAATCTTTTTAGATTAATGAAACCTAAGTTAAAAGACACTGCCACAATATGGTGGAATGTGGGGGATAGCTATTACAATTATCGACCAACAAGAAACAAAGATAATTTATATAAAAGTCCCGACTACCATAAACAAACTATCAGTAATTCAAGACAAGACCTGCCTACAAAAGGTAGTAAAAGGGGTATTGTGTTTGAGGATATAAAAGAAAAAGACTTAATGATGATACCTAATAGGGTGGCAATCGCTTTACAGGAAGACGGATGGTATGTTCGATCAGAAATAATTTGGTCAAAACCTAATCCCATGCCTGAGAGTGTCAGAGATAGACCTACTTCTTCTCATGAAAAAATATGGTTAATAACAAAAAATAAAGCTTATTACTATGATCATGAAGCTATTAAAGAAGACTGTTTAACATACGATAATTTAAATAGAGATAGAGACACCACTAAACTTAACAATACACCAGGTAGAGCAAGAATGGGTGGACTTAAAAAGAATAACTATACAAAGAAAAATAAAAGAAACGTTTGGACAGTTACCACTAAACCTTTTAAGGGAGCACACTTTGCTACCTTTCCTATTGATTTAATTGAGCCTTGTGTACTTGCAGGATGCCCTGAAGGTGGAACAATCTTAGACCCTTTTGGTGGATCAGGAACAACAGGAGTTGCCGCAAATAGACACAAAAGAAATGCAATCTTAATTGAGTTAAATGAAAACTATAAAGAAGTAATGCAGTTAAGGTTTAGTAAAGAAGATCCATTATTTTTGGAGACACAGTATGAGTAAACCCATTGTTGTCATCGGACCGCCAGGCACGGGCAAAACAACTTTTATCCTTAACAAGATAGAAGAGTATATTGCTGAGGGATACTCGATTGATGAGATCGGTTTTTTCTCTTTCTCAAATAAGGCGGTAGACGAAGCAAAACAGAGAGCCAGTGAGAAGTTTAAAATACCTGCCTCTCAATTAGAAAGCTTCTCAACACTTCACTCTTATGCCTTACGTCAATTAGGTTTAAGTCGTGACTATATAATGAGTAAAAATGATTGGAGAAATGTAGAAGATGTACTTAGGATTAAGATTAATGTTAATAACGATGACGATAGTTTTTACAACAACTACGACGACAAATATATTCAGTTAATAGAAAAATCAAAAAGAAGAGACATTGATTTACGAGACTGTTGGACAATGTTTGCAAAAGATATCATTTATCACAAGCTTGAATATATTTCGAAAGGATTACAGGAATATAAAACAAAGGGGTATGAGAAGTTTACGGATGGTGTGACAGGGTCTTTTGTTAAAGATTCAGGACCTAAAATGGATTTTACAGATTTAATTATGAACTATGTTAAACAAGACAGAGTGAAACCCTTTCGTGTTGTTTTCTTTGATGAGTCACAGGATATGTCCACGATCCAATGGAAAATGGCAGAGATGATTTGGAAAGCATCGGAGGTGTCTTACATTGCTATGGATCCCAATCAAGCTATCTATACTTGGGCGGATGCCGATGTTTCCAAAGCTATTGAAGTAAAAACACAGGCAGAGGAAACTATTGTTTTAGATCAATCAAAGAGAGTACCAAGAAAAATATGGGAAGTTGTAAATCGTGTTGAAGAGCAAATCGTTGCCTATGACGATATTAAATGGAAACCTGCGGAGAGAGATGGAAGTGTTGAGTTTGTTAAAGGTATTTATCATTTAAACATGTCTGAGGGTAGTTGGTTGGTGATGGGTAGAACAAGAACAATCAGAGAAGATTTAGAGGAAGTATTAAGAAAGAAGAATGTATTTTTTCGTGTTAAAATGCGGGATAATAAGTATCGTTATTCTGTGAAAGCACAAGAAAGAAACGCTATACTGACTTGGAAAGAATTAATGAGAAGTGAAACAAATGAAGTTCCAATTAAGATGGTTGATAATTTATATAAAAGTATTGGAAAAGAGTTTGTTGCCAGAGGATATAAAAAAGTAATAGCGGAACAAAAGAAAGCTTTCCCTGATAAAAAAGTTTGTTTTAAAGAACTAAAGGAAAGCTACGGACTGCAAGTTGAATTTGGAATTTCATGGGTAGAAGTAATGACTACCTTGAATACAGAAACAAGAGCATACTTGGAAAACCTAGAGTCAAGGGGTGAGGACATAGGTAAAGAGCCAAGGATAACACTATCCACGATCCACCAACAAAAGGGCGGTGAAGCAGATAATGTTATTGTCTCTCTTGATATAGGAAAGATGGCGTACGATGATTATCGTACCAATCCTATTAATGAGCATCGTTTATTTTACGTTGCCTTTTCAAGAGCAAGACATAATTTATTTATTGTCTTACCTCAATCAAGAGAGGCATATAGAATATGAACTTACAAGAATTAAAAGATCACGGTCTTTTAGATGATGAAATAATTAAGTGGGATGGTTTTGATGAATGTGTTTTAGGTATCGGAAGTAGATGCGGAATGCAGGATATTCTTGTTTATAGTAAGAAAAAAATTGCTTACAAACTAAGAGACAGGGATAACATGACTGTAGAAGAGGCTATAGAATACATAGACTACAATATAGCAGGAGCGTATGTAGGAGAGAGAACTCCTATTCTTTTGGAGGATTTCATATGAGCAAACAAATAGGAATGTTTAAACCCAAGTCTGAGTGGCTACCACCAATGGACTTTCCTGATATTAAAGATGCAAAAAGAATTGCTATCGACTTAGAAACTAAAGACCCAAACATCAGTCAAAAGGGTGCGGGATGGGCAACAAATGATGGACATATTATTGGAGTAGCTATCGCTGTTGATGGTTGGGAGGGATACTATCCTATTCGACACGAAACAGGTTTTAATCACTCTCCCGAAATAGTTTTTGATTGGCTAAATGAAATGCTATCCACTGACTGCGATAAGATTGCTCACAATGCCTCCTATGATTTCGGTTGGCTACAGGCAGAGGGAATTAAATGGAACGGTCGAATTGTTGATACAATGATTGCGGGACCTTTAATTGATGAAAATAAATTTAGCTATTCTTTAAATGCAATGTCTAAAGAGTATTTAGGGGAAAGTAAAAATGAGTTTTTGTTAAGAGAAACAGCGGCACAGTGGGGTGTTGATCCAAAAGCAGAGATGTACAAAATACCTGCTCAGTTTGTTGGAGAGTATGCCGAACAGGATGCCGTACTATGTTTAAAGCTTTGGGATAGACTGAATGTTGAGATTAATAAAAATAACTTACAAACTGTTTTTGATTTAGAAACAGAACTTCTTCCTGTTCTTATGGAAATGAGAAGAAGAGGAGTGAGAGTAGATTTAGATAAATTAGCAGTAGCAGAAAAAGAGTTAATTAAGAAAGAGAATAAACTACTTAACTTTGTTCACGATAAGACAGGGGGTAAAGTTGATATTTGGGCAGCCAGATCGATTGCCTCTATCTTTGATCTCTGTAAAATTGATTATCCTAAAACAGATAAAGGTAATCCCAGTTTTACAAAAAGCTTTTTAGAAAATCATCCTCATCCTGTTCCCAAGGCAATTGTTCAAGCGAGAGAATACAACAAAGCGCGAACCACATTCCTCCATACGATAGAGAGATACAATCACAACGGAAGAATTCATGCCAATATAAATCAACTTAAAACAGAGAATGGCGGAGCGGTGACAGGAAGATTTAGTTATTCGAATCCAAACTTACAGCAAATACCTGCTCGAGATAGTAAAGAGGCGGATATTAAAATAGGAACAATGATTAGAAGTTTGTTTTTACCTGAAGAGGGAGAGAAGTGGGGTTCATTTGACTATTCACAGCAGGAACCTCGTTTAGTAGTCCATTATGCTGATTTTATCGGGTTGGAGGGCTCAGAAAAGCTCGTAGAAGCTTACAGGAGTGATAAAAACACCGACTTCCATACGATCATGGCGGAGATTGGAAAAATCGAACGTAAGAGCGCTAAAACCATAAATTTGGGGTTATTCTATGGAATGGGTGTCGGAAAACTAGCAGATCAGCTAGGAATTGATCCAGAAGAGGCAAAAATACTAATTACGGAATATAATACTAGAGTTCCCTTTGTAAGGAAGCTTGCAGACCGAGTCGCTGACCACGCTTCGCAGACAGGAAAGGTTAAAACCTTTTTAGGAAGACACTGTCACTTTGATTTGTGGGAGCCAAAAGCTTTTGGTGCTCACCGAGCATACCCTTATGAGAAAGCAAAAGAGGAACACGGTATTAATACACCTCTAAAGAGAGCGGGTACTTACAAAGCACTGAACAGATTAATTCAAGGGAGTGCCGCTGATCAGACAAAACAGGCAATGGTGAATCTATATAAAGAGGGTATTATACCAATGATACAAATTCACGATGAATTGGCTATCAGTTTTGACGGTAATGAAGAAAAGCAACAACAAATAATAGATCAAATGGAAAACGCTATCGAATTAAATATTCCATCAAAGGTAGACGTTGCCATAGGAGATAATTGGGGAGAAGCAAAATGAGAATAATATATCAAGACGGAAAATTATTAGTTAGCTTAACCCGAGATGAGGTTAAGCAGGCACAGGAAAATATGGGAAGACCCATTGAATTACCCGTAGGTCAACTAAAAGTACTTCATGAAGATATTAGTAAGGCTGTTTTACAGCGTTGGGAAAAAGTAGAAGTTCCCAGTCAAGTTAGTTATTTAAGAAAATAAAAGAATAGTGACGACAGTTGATAAATTAATTATTTGCAAGGAGGACACTAATCTAACGACCTTTTCTAAATACACACAAGTTTCCTTCCATATATTTTTTGGTCATCACTATTCTTACTAATAAAATATCATATCTGCTGTGCGGAAACAACAATTCTTTTTTCTTTCCTGTTGATTAAAAACTTTTTCGAAAGGAAAAAATACTATGTTTAATTTAACCAAAAGATCAATGGATCATTTTTTAAACTTCTTTAAAACAAAAGAAGACAAGGATGAAACCATCAAACAATTCTGTCAAGCAGAGTACAAAAACGATTGGTACGCCGCTTACATGACCTTTAAACAAGAAGGTCGCTTCCCGAACTTTATTAGAAGAACTCTCTAAAGAGTTAGATTGGCAATAATTTCAGCTAGTTCCTCACATCTTCGTGGGGTCTGCTGATGCCATCTACTATCTTTCATTTCGAGTGAAGCTTTTTTCCAATCCTTAACACGTATCGCTTTCCACATCTTGGAGAACTTACGAACACCGTTGGTTCCCAGTTGAAAAACCATTTCTAAAATTACGTGCTCAGCTTTTTCTGGTAAATCATGTCCAACACATTCTTGTATTAAAGACTCTGCTCCCGCTGCCGCTCTGTTTAAATCCATATCGAAAAGTTCATTGATTTCTTCTATAGAAATTTCTACACCCTCTTTAAATCGTTCTTCTTCGTGAGGTTGTATTAAATGTCCTATCCCAATCGTGGCTTTACCTAGTGAATCTAAGTACATGGATGTACGTAGACCCTCGCTATCCTGTATTCTAGCTCGAAGTTCATCTGTAATTTTTATCATTTTGCACCTATACCCCAATGTTGTTCATGGGGGTCTTTCTCTTCCTTTCTTTTAAATATATTTATAATAAATTTAATTAATTTCATTTATTTGAGTTTATAACCCAAACCAGCGTATTTGTCTACACTTCCTCCCTTTTTAAAAGAAAAAGATCCACCCACACTTAATCCTTGATTACCGATAGTAGCGTTTAAATCAACAGGCACACCGTTAATCATAACAGTATTTTCATAACCTAATTGAGGGTTTCCAGATAAAACATTGTCAAATCTTAAATTACCCATAGGAGTCTCTACTTGAGGGTTTTTTGCAAAATTATATAAATCCATCAAAGAGGGCAGTCCAACATTTTCTGCCATAAGAACAGGCTGACCTGTTGGATCTGTTTGATACATTTGCATATCTCTATTAAATTTTTGTTGTTTATTTCTGTTTATCTCTTCTTGAATCATCTTGTCGAAGAGATATCGATCTAACATTTTTCTTTTATCTTGCTCAGATAATTCTGATCGTAAATCTGGATTAACAGTTCCCTTAGGAACTTCTCCTATGCTTTCTAAGTATATATTACCTAAAGTATTATTAGGGTCGTAGTACTCAGGCACAACAGGAGCGACACCCACATTAGAGTAACCCTCAGGAAGATATCCTGGTTGATAAGTATCTGGGTTGAATGAGCTAATATTATTGTAAGGAAGAGGTACCCCCGCATTATCTATACCAAAGATAGACGGATCACTCTCGTTTCCAATGTTTCTATTTAAATCCATAGAGGGAAGTGTCTCTGTTTCAATCGAGGCAGGTGTTAAATCAATTGCAGGTTGATTGGTAGTAGTTGTAATAGTACTCCCTCCACCGTAATTAACGGTCGGCTGACCGCTGAAAGCTGATCTCAAATTATCGTAAAGACCACCAACAGTTTCTATTCCTTGTTGAGTTCCACTTTTAATTCTTTGAAATAAATCAGAGGCAACAGATCCAAGAACACCACCTCTACCAATAAAGTCACCTATTCCTTTACCAATGCTTCCTAGACCATAACCAATATCACTACCTATTTCTTTAAATGTAGGACCATACATATTAGCTAATCTCATAGCTTCGTCAGCTAAAGTAGGTCCACCAGGTGTCCTTGATTGATATACATTACTTGCACCAACAACAGGTTTCATTTGTTCTTGTTTAAATTTTTCATATAAATCAGATTGAATCTGTCTTCGATCTAAACGGTTATTGGAAATATCTTGTCTTCCCTTGAAAAAATCTTTTCTTGTTTGCTCTCTTCTGTCTTGAAGAGCTTTCATACTTTGAGTTTCTGCTGCTCTCTGAGCTTGCGCCATAGCGGCAGGGCTACTGAATGTAGATTTTTTACCTCCTACGTTACCTGGTATTGCCATTATGCTACCACCTGTGGTCTTTTAAATTTTTTGGACTCATAAATATCGACTATACCACCTTCAGCGGCATTGAAAAGAGGCATTCCGACTGACTCTAAGCTAGCCACGGTCTGCGGGTTAAAGGGAGCCGACAAAGGAGGGACAACATTAGCCCCCAGTCCGCGAGGAATATTCATTACATCATTATTAGAAGGTTTAGGTGGAGTGGAAGGAAATCTTGCGCCAGGTTGTATGTCTTGAGTTTCAATTGTTTTTAAAAAATCAGTGTATTCTTGTGTGGGTTCTTTTGTTCCTTTTTCTGCTGTTGCTATTCCTGTGGCTAAATCTGTTTGATATCCCATCATACTTTCAACAAAAAACATTGCATTAGCCATTTGATTTTTTGTGGCATTTTTTGGTGTCAGTACTCCAGTTTGCAAATCTATAAAAGTTTTTAATCCATCTCTTCCTTGTTTTGTTAAAAGCATTTTAGACAAATAGTTCATACCTCCAGCTCTCGCTGCAAGACCTTGTAGATTAACAAACCCGAGAACTATATCTAACATAGAGGCTTTTGGACTGACTCTATTAAAATTAACTCTTCTTATATAGTTAAATAAATCTGCTATTTCTTTAATCTCTTCTTTACTAAATAAAATGTCTAATTTTGTTTTTGGACTTCCTGCCTTAGGTCCTAAAGTATTGGTTATATTTTTTACAAACAAAGTCGGATCTAATATTGATTTAAAAACTTCTCCATCAAATTTACTAGAAGCGGAGACAATATCCTCAGGAACAGCACCAGCAACTCTTTCTTTTCCAATTCGTTCTTTGTATGCACCAAAGCGCCCTTTTTTAGCTTCAGATGCCTGAGCAAGTTTTTCAGCTTCAAAAGTCAAGTCTTCGATTGGTCTAGATGATTTTAATAAAGCATCTTCCACCACAGTGCTCTTTAACTGATTAATAACGTCATCATAACCATTGTTTCTTAGGAAAGTTAAAGCTTCATCAAGCTCTGTTGCATTTAATTTAGTGAACTGTGTAACTACATCTTCCGCTGATTTTCCTGACTCAATAAATTTACTTAAAAAAGAATCTTCTAACGCTTTAATTAAATCGCTATCTGTTTTATACAAACTTCGAACGTCTTGAAGTCTCTGTGCAATTTCTGACTGAATAGTTTTGCTCATTTGTTTTAGTTTTACATTTCCCTGTAATCCATTTGCAATCGTTTGATCTAGATCAATATTTAAGGCATCTAATAACTCTCTGGCAGGTCTTTTTTGAGCGGCAGTTGCTAAATCTTTAAATACACTTCCTGTTCCAGCTGCGGCTGCACTGTATTGACTAATTAGGTTTTGAAACTCAAGAGCAGTTAGCATATTAGCTCCACCAGTATCGTCTACCATTGATGCTCTTGCATCTATTAAACTTCTGTATAAAGTATCATCTCCAGTTCCCTTTGGTTTGTATTGCTTAATTAATGTGTCTAATTTAGCTACAAAATTATCTGTAGATATCATTGGAATATCTCCAAAATCTACTACTTCATTTGTTTTTCTATTTACTAGTTTGGTTAAATTTTCAAAACCAATGTCAGCATTATCTTTTCTCTGTTTGATTAAATTGTCTAATATATCTTCATAAGCACCAGTAATTTTGTTTCCTAAAATACCAGCGTCTTTTCCTGTTTTTCCATACAATTGTTTCATTAAATTTTGAATAGCGACTGCTGTGGACTCAATCTGTTCAAAAGCTAAATCTGCTCCCTGACCTCTCGTTAGATAATACCCTCTTAAAAAATCTTCTATTTGTCTTAAAAATTTTACACCACTTATTTCAGATAAAGTTAGAGGACCTATTTTTTCTTGTAATCTAAGACCTTCTTCAAAAAAAAGTCTTTTTTCTTCTCCTTCTAGTCCTTTTATTATTTTTACTGCTTCCTTTGTTGCAAAGTTTTTAACAGGATTTACTTTGGTTACCCAATTTAAAAACTGATTAACACCCCACTGAGTAGATCCCCCTAATACAGCATCTGATAATACACTAGCAGCTCTGTCTTCTAGGGTTAAGTTTTCATCACCTGGAAAAAGAGAAGAAACATATTGTAGAGCTATATCCCCACCAGCAGAAGTTAATGCAACTGTAATAGGGTTTGCAGAAAACATTGCAGGTCCGTAGTTAATCATTTCACTAGAAGCTTCAAAAGGTTCTAACCAATCAACCACTAAATTATTATTTTTATCTAAAGCAAAGTTATCTGGATCTAATGCTGTCCAAGCATATCCTGGTCCCTGTCTAAAAACTATATTTCCACTTTTATCTGCAAAAACATTTTGATTTCCATAAACACTTTTCATGTAGTTTATTTGACCAACACTACTAACCCCTTCTTTTACATCGGCAGCAAATCTTGTTAGGGCATCTGCCTTAGGTGTGTCTCCTTTAGGAAAAAGGTCTACTTCACCATTTGTTTGTTCTAACTTATCTTTTCTTAAACGTTCTATGTAATCTAAAAAAGCTGTTGCATCGGTTGTGTAGGGTCCAACTCTAGGATCTTTTTGTACAGGTAAAAGAGGAACTTCTAAAGTTCTAAAAGGACCTACATCCTCAGTTGTTTTACCTAAAATAGGATCAAAAATTTTTGGTTCAGCCATTAATAATATCCTCTAGTTAGTAAGTACTTCCTCTACACTCAGAGTAGGAGTTCCGTCTCCTATAGATTCGCCTCCCCCTTGTGGAGTATAGATAAGTGAGTTTCCTAAATTCATTAAGTAATTATAATTAGAAGTAAATTGATCTTTTACTGGTAGATTTCTAATTCCTTGTGTGTAATCTACTATTACATTTGAAGGAGCTAACCCGTAGTTGTTGGTTATATCAGTAAACTGATTCTTAAAGCTGTTGTATCCCTGAAGAGATCCAGCCACAGCATCCTTTGCCATTGCGATTAGTGCTGCTCTTTGGTCTTCTAACAACACTGTTTTACCGTTTAAAACCTGATTAATTAAGTTAGTGGTTGCAGCATCAATTTTACTAAGATCGGTGGTTGCTGCTACTTGATACTCATCCCCTCTAACAACAGATGTAGGATCTAATATTTTCATTACAGTGAACACGAGAGCCATGTCGCTGGCACCCGTTGCATCTTGAGCAACAAAATCAAGGATTGCAGCTTGCCTTACTATATTAGCTGTATCTTTTGTATTAGCTAACCATTGTTGTCTCAAACTTAATTCTTGATCAAATTTTAATTTTTTTCCTTCTGTTGTTTCATAAAAATCACCTTTAAATCTAGGATTGTTTTTTACAAAATAATCTGGATCTTGGTTAAGCTGTATTAATTCTTCATTAGTTAAATCTGGAAACAAATTTTTAACTGAGTTCGCAACTAAAAGTTTGTTCTTATCATTTACTTGTTCTATTTTTTTATTAGCAAGTGTGTTGTAGTACAGGTCTTGGTTGCTGACAGGTTGTCCTGCCATAGGTCCTTCCGCATAAAGAGCGACAGGAATTCCATCTACCTGTTGAAAGCTAATAGCTGGTAACTTTGCCTCAGTAAAAGCTTTTTTAATTGCCTCTGCTCCAAAAAGTTTAATAAAGTCTGACTGTTTAGTGTCTTGAATCTCTTTATCTTTTGTAGCTAAATCTAGGGCTTGCTTCTTATACGGTTCCTTTAGTTTTGTTCCCGCTTGACCTGCTACACCAATTCTACTTAATCCTCCTATCAAAATCTCACTAAAAGATTTATTAGGATCTAAAATATCTTGAGCAGTTTGAAGTAGTAGGGGAGATACAACACCAGTTAAAAATTGACTTTTTAAGTTAGCGCCTTCTAATAATTTTTCCTCATATTGTTTTGCTCGTTGAGTAACATCAATGGGATCTTTTCCCATATCAAACATACTCTCTCCCATTCTTGTAATAAAATCATACTGAGTAGGAGACATCATACCCTGTAAAATATCATATTCTTGGGGAGGAGTTGCTTCATTATTTCCTGTAGGCATATTTAAACTCATTGACATGCTTTGACCAGGATACGAAACAGCTTCGCTTGGGTTAATAAAAAGACCTGTATTTGCTCTTACAATTCCCATGTTTTGTGGGTTGGCTAGTTGATCGGCTGCGGTTGGCATCACATTCTGTGCTTGCTGTGTTTGAGCAATACCACCTTGCTCCTCTAATTCAAAAACGGGTTGCACTAAAGCGAGAACAGATAAAGGAGTATCTTGAGCGTCTTGCTCTCCTACTTTCATGGCTAATTCCTGTACTCTTCCCTCTAAAGGAACATCGTCGCCTCGAACCTCATTCATTAGCTGAACATATTGCTCAGGGGATACCTTAGCAATTCCCGCGTCTGACGGTTCGCTGACCGCGGTCATCATTTCTTCTTCCGCGTCTAGTCCATCGGCAATACCCACAGCGTCGGTAGTCATTTCACCTCCCTCAGCCATGTTTTTTAATCTATTTAAAAAAGTTTGTTCTTGATCAGATAAACTATCACCTTGAGGAGTAATAGCTCCCTTTTCTTTCATTTCATTTGCAATTTTAAAATTAGTAAATTCGTTCAATAAACTGTTGAGTAAACTAAAGTTTTCTGGAGTATTACCTACCAAAAGAGTATCTAAAATACCTTGACCTTTATCGCCGTAAACACTTAACAAAAAGTTTTGAAATTCAGGGTTCATTAAGTTTTGACCGTATCTATCCATCTCAGGTTTCTGTTTCATTTGAATATC